TTGAATGTTAATATAAATGTCATCAATGAAAAAATTGAGTGGCAAGAGCACCTTATCGATAGCAACTGTATTACTTCTCCTGAGGCAATGCAGAAAAAAATAAAAAAAAATCGTGACAAATTGTTGTATTATCAACAAAGATTAGTTAAGTTTGTAACCCCTTAAATTAAATCAAATGAATAATCAAACACACTGGCGCAATCTAATGGCCGACAACAAGTACCTAGGTGCTTGGGATTTAGAAGTGAATGGTAAGTACGAGCCACGAGTCGTAACAATCGAGAAGGTATATCAAGATACCTTTGTTGGGGAGATGGGTAAGGAGCAGAAGGTATTTATCAAGTTAAAGGAGTTTCCGAAGCCTATGGTAACAAACCGAACAAACTTCAAGAGGCTTGAGACATTCTTCAATTCATTCGATCCTAATGATTATGTAGGTAAGCAGATAGTATTGGGAGCAGAGAAGGTAAAGAGTCCTCAAGGAATGGTTGAGGCGTTGAGATTTAGCACAAGACCATTACCAGCCAAGAAGGATGAGATGAAGGTGTTGACAGACAGCAGTTTGAAAGTAGCTATTGAAGCTGTTAAGAATAAGTCAACGAGTCTTGAGAAGATTAAATCTCAATATAAGCTAACACCTGATCAATTAAAACAGCTAGAGGATGCTGAGGCTTAGGGCATCGACAGCTAGTCCTGTGTTCTTGGGTGATGATGGGTTGACTACCAAGCAGGCCGAACTACTGGAAGAATTGCTCGATAAGATAAAACTGACAGAGAAACAGGCTGAGAAACGTGACGAGTTGATAGCCAAGCGCGACTCACCTGTTGAACTGTCGGCAGGGGCTAAGACGTTGATAGAGGAGTATGTTGATCGGAAGGTCTATAGGTATGAGAATAATTTCTCTAATCCAACAACCGAGAAAGGTTGGGCTGTTGAGATTGATTCGATTGATGTGTATAATGATGTGTTCGACACTGATTACAATAAGCTTGAGGAGACTGACAATTACTACATTATTGAGTATGGTATACTTGTAGGTCATCCTGACATTGTTGATTGTGAGAGAAGAAGAGTTATTGACATCAAGTCATCTTGGACTAAGAAGACGTTCCCTAAAACTCCTGAGAAAGCTTATGACGTAGGGTATCAGTGGCAGGTCAAGTTGTACTTATACATGTTGAGTAAGATAACTGGAGAGGAGTGGAGATATGGTGAGGTGGCGCATGTATTGGTGAGCACACCTGAGAATATTAAGCCTGAGTGGGAGAATGAGTCATTGCATTATGTTGATGACTTTATAGATAAGAGACTATGCGTTACCACTGTTCCTGTAGAGTTAACTGACGATGACATCTTAAAAATTGAGCGAAGAGTAAAGGCAGCTGAGGCGTATGCCAATGAGTATTATAAACAAGTAATAAATAAAAACAAATGATAGAGATAAATCAAGTAAGTAATGGGTATATTGTAAGATGCAATATATCAGCTAAAGATTCAACAAAAGTCTTTCAAACAATGGCAGAACTGATACAGTATATCAGTGAGCATTTTACACACAGACAGCAAGAGGTGTTGACTGATGGTCCTTTTTAGTAATCAATTAAATAATAAATAAAAATGAGGCACGTAGAAAAAGCAAGAAATCTTCTTGAAAGAGAAATGGATAGCACATCTCAAGATATGCATTTAATCAATTTTATTCAAATTGAAAACGCAGAAGATGTAAAAGGGGTTGCTCCTGTAGTTAAGTTTACTATTCAATCAGATCCAATTTCTGAAGTGGGTGTTAATGGATGTCAAGCATTAGATATGTTGAAATATGTCAAATGTTTATTTCAAAGTTTAAATGAAGTTTTTCCTTGTAGAGAAAATTCTTTATCAATCACAAAAATTGAAGAAGCTATTCATTGGCAGGATGCTAGAACAAAAGACAGAGAAAGAAGAAAAGTTGAAGGTAAAAATATCAAGTAATCAATTAAATCAAATAAAATGAGTGCATTTAAAATGAAGGGTGTGATCAAGGTGATCAGACCGACACAACAAGTGTCAGAGAAGTTTAGTAAACGTGAGTTTGTTGTGACTGATATATCAGAGCCTAACTATCCGCAAGATATTATGTTTGAGTTAAAGCAAGACAAAGTTACTTTTCTTGACAGTTTTGGAAAAGGACAGGAAGTTGAGGTAAGCTTCAACTTAAAAGGTAGAGAGTGGACATCGCCTCAAGGAGACGTTAAGTATTTTAACACGTTAGATGCTTTTAAGATTGAGGCAATAGGAGGAAACGTAGCTTCAGTTCCTACAATTGATATGTCTAGTGATGACGAAGAATTACCTTTCTAATTATGGGATGGGTAATATTTTATGTGTTATTTTCAGGTTTGTTTACTTATGGAGTAACACACGCAGAGGACGATAAATTGTTCGATGTGTTAGCAAAAATGTTTCTATGCTTGATGTTAGGCTGGTTAATGATGCCAATATACTTGGGTTCATGGCTTGATTTAAATAAAAGAAGCTAAATTTGTAGTATGGAAACAGGAAAATTTATCGGAACATTGTTCCAATCGCGAGACATGATGCACTTACAGCATCTACAGACAACATCATTTGCAGAGCACAAGGCTTTGGGAGGTTACTATGATGGAATTTTAGACTTGACTGACTCATTTACTGAGATATACTTTGGTCGTAACAAGCGAATTCCAATTGTTATTCCTGAGTCAAAGGTTGCCAATGCGGCTGATCATTTGAAGTCAATGCAGAAGTTAATTGATGGAGAGCGTAACAATTATCCAAGTGAGTTGCAAAACATCATGGATGAGATGTTAGCTCTTGTTAATAAGACGTTGTATCTATTGACGTTGGTATAATTTTGCATTTACTAGAGCCAAAATGTGTATTTTTTATGTGTTTTGGCTCTTACTAACAACAATAAAAACGCTGATGTTCGGCATCGAAGAGTGTACCTGCTAGCAACTCAATAGGTTAAGCGTGACCTACGTTAGTCAGGTGGCGGAAGGATAGGGTTGACCTGTCGTGGTAGACGCACCGCAGTTGACGCGACCTATAATAAATTATTATAGCGTGAAGTCAGGAGATACATAGAAACCGTAGAGGGTGTATCGTAACTTTGGAAACCTGTGCGGATTGCTGACGAGCAATGTTGGTTCGAATCCAGCCCTGACTACAGCGGTTACTTGACTTCCGATAGTACAGTAACAACCATTGGGATTTCGGAAAATCCACGAATGGAGGCGCAAGTTAAGGTGTACTTGCAACGGTAGAGTGCCGATAAAATACAGCGTATGGGTGATCATGCGTGTAGTTCAAATCTTTACCAAATTGGAAGGTGGCCGAGTGGTTAAAGGCGGCAGACTGTAAATCTGCTCTCTCAGGAGTTCGGGGGTTCGAATCCCTCCCTTCCAACTCGATTCATGGTTGACAGTTATAGTTCTGTGGTTAACCCAACATACTGGGAAAAACTATATATCGACAGGTATGTCTGGTCGATATTTTTAAAATTGTAATCTAATGAAATATGAATAAAAAAGCTATGGTCACTCGATGTGATGAAATAAAGAACTATTTCCCAAAATGGACAATCTGTCAAATAGAATCTCAAACAAAGGATGGGTATTGGATATCAGCTATTGACAAGTACGGAAATCAAACTGAATGGCATTACGGATTTGATGAAGTTATATTATTAGATAGTAAGGCTGACTCTATTGTTGAATCAGTAATAGATAAATTTAGGTCAAGAGCAGCTATAGGTAAAGCCAAGTATAATACAGATATGGACCGCCAAGATTTAAGTTTTATTGAGTGGGTAGAACATGCGCAACAAGAAGCTATGGATATGATAATTTATTTAGAAAAATTAAAACAAATCAAATGAAAATAAAAATTGAAGCAGTAATAGAAATTGAAGATGATTTATGGTATAGTCATGCAGATCAAGAAGAACTTGAATGGTTTAAATCACTTCTGAATGATAAAGAAAGTACCATGTTAATACTACATAACAATGATGTAGGAGATACAATGGGAGAAACATTTGATTTTAAATGGGAGATATTATGAAACTAAAAAAACCAATTAAGAAATACTACTTTGGAAAGATAGTACATGGATGTCCTTACTTTATGCCTATAAATTTCGATAGGAATATAGTAACGATACGAAAGATAAAAGATCCAGCAAGCGCACCAATGGTCAGACGATCAATGAATTGGATTGTAGAGTTGTTAAATAGGTACTATTGGATACAGATAGGTTGGCCAATAAAGTTTAAACAACTTGAGTTAGGTTGGAAGGATAAGTATGACACGCCAAGATTCGAATGGTGTCCAGCTTTCTACATATACTTTTTCAGATGGCAGTTCTGTATCTTTTGGGTATCACCAACTGATGATCGAACTGATAAGTACTACGAGCAAAAGTTATGGCTTGAGAAGTACTGCAATAATGATTACGATAAAGCAAAGAGTACATGGCCATGGATAGATGGCGAAACTAAAGAATCAACGTGGAACGATAATTTTTTTGAGATATGAGACAGTTAGTATATAATGCAGTAACATGCTTAGATTGTTTGGAGACTATAGTTAGTTACCATAGGCATGATTACAAGACTTGCCAATGTTCAAATCAGGCAATGGTAGATGGTGGTACAGATTACGTAAGGTATGGTGCTATGCATATGAATAAGGTTGCGCATCATGCTGTGTATGCAGATGATGACTTTCAAATTGTTAGGCAATATGCAACAAGAGGTAGTAGAGGTAAAGATGGTAGACAGCCATTGAAATATATTCCACTATGTGAAATGGATGACGATTACTTACAAGCAGTGCTTGACTATGGTGGTGCTGAATGGCATTTAGATTTAATTAGAAAAGAAATAAAATATAGAGAAGATGAAAAGATGTAGTTACTGCGGATCACTAATGAAGCATCACGATGTTAGTGAATTTTTAGAAAAGGTGATGGTTCTAATAGAACAAGATAACTTAAATGTGCCGTCAAGAAGTCAACCTAAAAGCCATAAGAGATATTTCTTGTATAAGAAAATGAGAGATATGGGTCTGACATTTGAGCAGATAGGTGAATATTTTGGAAGAGATCATGCAACCATTATACATGGTATTAAAAAACATGACATATATACAGAACTTAAAGATTCAAAATATTTAAAAGACATCGAAGGATATGATAACTTATTTCAAGACGATCAACGACACATCGACACCATTCCATGTTGATATAAGTGTAGCCATTGATAGAATAAAGAATGGCAAATCAAAAGAGCTTGTTGAAGCGGTAAGAAGTGAGACTGAGAAGAATGCTAGGAATGAGAAGAAGAAAAAACTTCCTGCCATTTGTTTCTCAGGAACATTCTCTAGACGTGCCGACAATGCTATACTAGAACATAGTGGTATTATATGTATTGACTTTGATGGATTCAGAGACAACCAACATCTATTCCAAAAGAGAGAAGAGTTAATTGCAGACAAATATACTTATTGCGTATTTACGTCACCATCTGGTGATGGACTGAAGGCACTGGTAAGGATACCAAAAGATCCAATGAATCACAAGAAGTACTTCAATGCTTTGCAGAAGTATTATAATTGTGATGAGTTTGACGTTACTTGTAAGAACATCAGTCGAGTATGCTATGAGTCATATGATTCTGACATATATGTCAATGAGTTATCGTTGGGATGGTCGGACATGGATAACTCTGATGAGTATAAGTCTGTTGTAAAGCAGATGATAAGAGTAACTGATGATAATGAAATCATCAGACGTTTATCTCTTTGGTGGGATAAAAACTTTGGGATGATTCCTGGTCAACGCAACAACAATTTATACATATTAGCGAGTGCTTTCAATGAGTTTGGTGTTAGTAAAGAGACAGCTCGTCAAGTAATTGAATCGTATGATATCAATGGCGACATGGCTAGAGAGATACCATCAATTATTGAAAGTGGATATAAGAATGTGTCTAATCACAACACTAAGTTTTACGAGGACATCGATAAGACTGTATCAATAAAGAACGATATAAAGAACGGCATGCCTTTGAAAGAGGTTATTGAGCGTAATGAAGATGTTCCAGTAGAGTTGATTGACAAGATGGTTAGTGAGACTAATCCAAATGAGTTTTGGACAAAATCATCTAAGGGTAAGATTGAGTTAGTACCTAACCTGTTCAGAGACTTCTTGACTAAGGAAGGGTTCTATAAGTACTATCCTGAAGGCTCAAAGAACTTTGTATTTGTTCGTGTAAAAGATAATGTTATAACTGACTCAAGTGAGGATGTTATAAAGGACTTCATTCTAAAGTACCTTGAGGGTATAAATGACATGTCGATATATAACTTCTTTGCTATGAACACTAAGTTTTTTACTGAGAACTTCTTGAACTTTATAACAAACATAAACACAAATTTTATGACTGATGACTCAGAGACAGCATATCTTTATTATAACAATTGTGCTGTGAAGGTAACAAGGCGAGGTGTTGAGAAGATTGACTACAAGGACTTAAATGGTATTGTTTGGGAAGATCAAAAGATAAAGCGAAACTTCCTTGAGACATCGCATGATGATTGTGAATTTAAAAGATTCATCACAAATATTTCTGGCGATGACAAGGAGCGAGTTAAATCAGTTGAGTCAACAATTGGTTACTTAATGCATAGTTATAAGCCAGCTAGTTATTGTCCTGCTGTTATATTGAACGATGAGGTAATTAGCGATAATCCTGAGGGTGGTACAGGTAAAGGTATCTATGTTAAGTCTATTAGTTACATGAAGAAGATGGTCATAATTGATGGTAAAGGATTTAGCTTCCAAAAGTCTTTTCCATATCAGCGAGTTCAAGTAGATACACAGGTATTAGTGTTTGATGATGTTAGTAAGAACTTTGAGTTTGAGCGATTATTCTCAGTCATTACTGAAGGTATTACACTTGAGAAGAAGAACAAGGACGAGATACATATACCATTCGAGAGATCGCCAAAGATTGTCATAACAACCAACTATGCAATTAAGGGAGCTGGTAACTCATTTGAGAGACGTAAGTGGGATTTAGAGTTTAAGCAGTATTACAATAAGTCATTTACACCTGAGAGTGAGTTTGGTCACATGTTATTCAGTGGTTGGGATGAGTACGAGTGGAATAAGTTTGACAACTACATGATAGCTAACTTACAATCTTACCTAAATAAGGGATTGGTTCGTAGTGAATTTAAGAATCTAAAAACTCGTAAATTTATAGCTGAGACAAGTTCTGATTTTTGGGAGTGGGCTACAGCTAAGGACAATGTATACACTAGGCCACAGATGAAGTCATTAGGGCAAGACTTATTTAATTCATTTACACAAGACTACCCTGACTATAGCAACTATGGTAGATACAAAGTCTCTCAGAATAGGTTCTATAAATGGATAGATAGTTATGGTGAATATGCGTTTGGTAAGAAGCCAATAATAACACGTAACGCTCTTGGTAAGAATGTTGAATTTGTAATTAAAGAAGAAGAACAATTAAACTTAAGGCTATGAAATTCTGCGAATCTATAATTAGAAAAAGGTTGGAGTTTACTGAGAAGCTCCACAGTTATGCCAAGCATGGTACAAGAAGAAAAAGTGAGCTTTCTAGAATGTGTAGAGATTACAAGGAAGCTCACGACTTCCTGTCTGGTAAGACTGAGTCTGTATCATTTATGCCTAACTATAGCATAAGAGAAATCAAGCGGCAGTTAAATTGGTTGGAACACGATAAAGTTCTGCATGCTAAAACGATTGAAGAAGTAAATTATATTGTAAATAAAATGAAAGAAGATGGAGCTAAGGGATTATCAAATCAACATAGCGAATAGGGCGGTTGACATATTAAACAGACTTCATATTGTTTATATAAGTATGGAAGTAAGAACTGGCAAGACCTTAACATCATTAGAAACAGCAAAATTATACGGAGTGAAACGAGTTCTATTCTTGACTAAGAAGAAAGCTATATCATCCATCTTAAGAGACTATGATGATTTTAATTATCAATTTGAACTGACGGTTATAAATGACGAGTCAATGCATAAGTTAGAGGACACTAACTATGATTTAGTTATACATGACGAGCATCATAGGTTTGGAGCTTTTCCTAAACCAGGGCTAGCAACTAAGACTTACAAGCAAATGTTCGGATTTAAACCAATGATATTTTTATCTGGTACAATGACACCTGAGTCATTCACTCAAGTCTATCATCAGTTTTGGGTATCACATCACAGTCCATTTAAGCACTATGTTAATTTCTACCGATGGGCTGATGATTATGTCAACAAGTTCCAAAAGAAAATAAACGGCTTTTTGGCTAATGATTACTCAAAAGGAAATGAGCTTAAGATAATGGCTGCTATATCTCCTTATGTAATCACATTCACCCAACAGCAGGCAGGTTTCTCAACTGAGATTGAGGAAGAAGTTTTGTATGTTGATATGTCAGATAAAACAAAGATGAT